GTCCTGGACTGCGTGAAGCTGGTGTTGCTGTAGAGGGAGGATCGTTCACGTCTTCGAAAGAAGAGTTGAAGATCGATTCTTGGCCTTAAACCTAACTTTGTTAGGCAGCGGCATTAGCTTATACGTTTAGAAAACGAATCACTCTGTGAAAGGAGTGATTAGTCATCAATTACGAACCAGGTAGTCTTCGCTTGAAGACTTTTAACCTGAACGTACTCCCCCCATAAAGGGGGGCATTGATGGCCTTTTTCAAGCAACTGTGGAAGGGCTAGCACTGGCAAACCCTTCTCGACCAGTTCCTTGAACGTTTTCTGAACATTTTTGACCAGAAAATGCATTGGTTGTCCCTCGATAAAGGGAACCTCTTCATTCTGGACAAGTGCTGAAATCTCGTTTAAGGGAGTTCCTTCCCACGAGACGGCGAGTTGTTGGTCGACTAGAAAGTTTACCACCAATTCCAGGTTTTCTGGAAGAGGCGGGACTTCGACGTCTTCCTCAAACTCACCTGTTTCAGTATTTAGTTTAGCCCATTCGAATATTTCGTTGAGAGAAACAATAACTTGCTTCATTCTCTTCTTATATGGAATGGGTCTAAACGGTGTTACAACTGGTTTATCTGCTGAAAAGATTTCGTTGAAACAGGCACCTCGAGAGAGTTCCTTCAACGCTTTGTCTTCAAGCATAAAACCGTCTTTTTCGATTTCTGGTTGGTTGATCCACTTACCCATACGGTATTTAGGATAGTCGCAAATCTGCCGAGTTATTGGCGGATTGCAGCTCATCGCTTCACACGCGAGCTCCCAACCATAGTCGTCAATACTGTTCTGAAGAATTGATGGAAAGGAAAAACCATGCGAATGGTTTTTCATTGAGTTTAATGCAGACAGTTGACGTCGCATTCTCCTCAGCTTTCCTAGATCAAAATCTTCGAAACAATTACTTGCTGCGCCCATCACTATTCTGGTAAAATTACCAGATAGTTTAATATGCTCAACAAGATCCTCGTCATCAATAGCGAGACCTAGACCACCAAAAGCTTTTGGTAGCCACATGTGATGAAGATCCTTGCCTTGTGGCAAATTCCTTGAATAGGAATGAGCGAAGGCCTGGACAACCATCTTTTTCCATGATCGGTCTCGTCTAGATGATACCATCTGAGATAATTTCTCAGATATAGCTATGCCTTTACCTATAGCAGGATTTGTGTCCTGGTTATAGTCGCGGGGCCTACAAGCCCTCGTTACAAGACGTAGCTTAATACTATCAATGATAAGAGATTTTTCATAAACATATTCAGTAGGATATGCGGTTAACCACATTCCTTTGAAAGGTTTAATGATCACCTCTTCGCATACCCTGACGATATCGCCAGAGCCATGCTTATCAGTTGATAGAATACTTCCCCATTTATTATGATTCTCGGTTATGCGCCAGAGATAACTCTCCGGTCCATAGGCGGCATGGTCGTCTCCGACAACCGTAACGCAACGCCAAGGTTCAGAATAAACAGGAAATAATTCTTTGTCCTTCTTAATCATGCCAAGTCCAAAGATTGGTTTAACACCAGTCTCTACACAATGATCGAAGAATGCTAATTCTTCGGCAGCAAGATTAAGTAAGGTTAACACGCCTTTAGCCAACGGTTCACCCATCATTATACCCCTCCTGGAGACCCAGGTGTGGTTTTTGTAAGTGAACCTCCTAGGCGAAGCACCTAGGATTAGAGCTAAACGAACATAACCGTTATCAAATAATGAGGGACCGGTGATCCCGGTGGCAAGATCTACGGATTGACCTCCGATGAGACTAGCCTTTTCAAG